TTCCTCGGGCTTATACGCTTTTCGAACCGCGTCGTGCAGCGCTTCGCGAGCCTCGGGCGCCATCACGCTCTCGAGGACGTGGGAAAATTCGTGGGGCGCGTCAGCCGACGACTTGACGAGCGTAACCATCTCGCCAACCCCCGCATCGTCGGCCATGAAAATCTTGGAGATGCCACGAGACTGGGCTTCCGACGACACCGCCGCGGCTTGCTCGGGCGTCAGCGCTTGACCGCTGTTCGCGCGGACGGTGTCGTTCTCGATTGCTTTGGCAAACGTTGCGTCGTCCACCAAAAACAGCTTTTTGCCGAATGGCCGGAGCGTTTCCCGCAGGCTGTCCACCATGTTTCGGGAATTCTCGGGTGTATGAGATGCGACCTGCTCGTGGACCGTGTTAAGTTCGGTGAAGCCATCATAGGCCGGGGACTGAGTTTTCTCCCAGGTGATTTGACCGGGGTCAAAATAGCGCTTGGCCGCGCGCTCCGCGACGGCGCCCTTGACGCCCGCGACGCCGCCATGAATTGCGCCGCCCACCGCACCGACACCCAGCAAGCCACCTTGGGGCTCATCGGTTGACAGTGCAAGCGGGGCGGTCGCAGCGGCACCTTTTGCGGCGCCGGCCACGGGCGGTTTGACAAATGCAGCCGCGGACTTCGCGGCATCTAAAACTTTAGCTCCGGTCGTCGTCTGAAGGCCCAGCGAGAGCTGGCCTTTCGGGGCCGCGCCGCCGGCTTCGCCGACTTCTTTCAGCACCCGACCGCCAACCTCGATAATTTTTCCGGCGCCCTTCACTGCCAGCCCCGTAGACACGGCTTTGATATAATGACCCGAACCCAAGCCCGCCGCAGTAAAAGTAGGAAGATGAGCCGCCTTCTGAACGAGCTGTCCGGTTACCTCCGCCCCGCGGCCCACGAGCTGCGCGCCCTTGGCAGCCGCTTGGCCCGCTTGGCGACCCAAATAATTCAACGCAGCGGTTGCGCCGGACTGGTTGGCCGCGGTAAAAAGAACCTTGCCACCCAGGCCAACGGCCTTGAGTCCGCCGCCGGTGGCGACGAGCGTAATCGGGTCGGTCAAACTCAGTAGCTTGATGTTTTCCGGGTTGAGTTCGACGCCTTCGCTGACGAGGTCTTTGACACCTTCGCCACTCGCGAGACCTTCGACGGTTTCGCGCCAACCGAGGTCTTTGAATAACTCGTTTTTGAGTTCATCGTCAGTAATTTTTCGCCAATCTTTTTTACCGCCCAGTTCAAAAGCGGGTCCAACCAGCTTGCGGGTGCCTTGTCGGACCATATCCTGCAACGAGCCAACCGCGGTCTGCGAGCCGGCGATGGCTTCCGCGATTGCTGCTTCCTTCCCATCCTCCGTCATGTTCTCCCACTGGTCGCGCTTCTCCGGGTCAGTGCCCTCGCCGCGGAGCTTCATGGTGACTGAATCCACCAGAGGTGCAATAGCAATGTCGCTAATGTTCTCCAGTCGTTTCGGAACAGACTTCAAGATGTCCTTCAGAAGCGGCAAAGTGTCCTTCTTCGCGGATTCGTAAGTCTTCTTGAGAGTGACGCCCTCAGCTTGCGCTTCACGATAAGTGTCCAGCGCTTTTTGGTAGCGACGCGGGTCGCTGAAAACATTGTCCTTGTTCGCGAAAATGAACTCGTGAATCTTGAAATTCGGGTCACGCGCCAAGTCCTTCGGGTCCCGCTCATCCAGAGCGTCGGCTTGACGCTCGCCCTTGAACGCGTCCGAGACTTCCTCTTCGCCTGCAAAAGCGTCCGCCTGCTGCTCACCCGCAAACGGGTCTGCCGGCTGCGCCTTCTCTCCAGGGGCAAGCGGAGGCGCGGGGATGCCCTTCTTCGCGAGCGCTTCCCGCATCTGCTTGCGGCTCTCAGCAAGCTGCGCCTCCACTTCGGGAGTAATCGCCTGCGGCTCCGCGGGAGCGGGAACGATAGGGATGTCCGTGAACGACTCGCCCTTCCTCAAGTCTTCGATAACAGACGGCATAGATTACGGCGTTGGGGGCCGGTAGTTTCGATTCACGAATTTTCGGCCGTCAGGCGACATATAAAACTGCGCGTCTGCCGGGGCCTCCGCGGGCGAATTCACTGTCGGAATGGGCTTCTGCTGAACCGGGGCAGCGCCGGCGGCAGCGGGAGCCGCGCCGGCCGCGGGAGCCGGCTGCTGTTGTTGACGCTGTGCCTGAGCCGCTTCTCGCTGCTCGAATTCTCGAATCATTTCCTGATGCTCCGTGGGCACTACCGAACCAACGGCATGACCGCCCGTGCGCTCCTGCTCGGAGAACTGTTTGATGATTGGCGCCACGTTTGCGAGCTGCCCGTCCACCACATCTTCGGACGCAGCCAACAGTTCAGTTCGTTGCTCTGGCGTCAAAATCGTTCCCGCCAGCACTTTGTTATATAAGCCCTTAATCTTCTCGGGCACGCTACGCGCGTTTTCCACCGTCGCATACTCGCCCTCTCGAACGGTCGAGCCGGGGTCCAAAATTTTCATCCAGGAAAAAATGGCCGCTTGGTCGCGGAACGGCGAGGGATTCTTGGTCGTGTTCAGCGCACGCAAAAGTTTGTTGTAACCCGAATGCACTTTGTTAAACTCATGGACCGGGGGCTGCGCGGTATATTCCTTGCGCAGCGGGTCTGTCTGGGGAGCCTCCGCGGTCACCGTGCGGACTCCGCTGACCGGCTGCCCAGTCTTCGTGACCATCTGGCCCGTCACCGTCTTCTGGCCCGTAGGGGTTACCGTGGTAGTCGTCTGCTCCGTCGCTCCAAGCGTGAGCTGACGGTCCAGGTCGCGTTTTTCCCTGGCCTGAAGCGCCGTCTGGATATTCTTCAACGTCTGCGCGGTGTCAACGATTCCATCGGGACCAACAGGAAGTTCCAGTCCCTCGTGCGCTGCCGTATCCGAATGCAGTTTGGACAACGCCTCAATCGAACCGCCGCGGCGCAAGTTTTCAAATTCCTGGCGGGCTTTGAGCGCATGGCCCTGTTGCAGCACGGGGGACAGCGCCTCTTTGCGAAGCAGGTCCCGCGCCTGAAGGTGATGAATCAAGTCCTCAGAATCCCACTCGTTTAGCAAGTCGGAGGTCGGCATCTTCGCGAATTTGTCTTCAAACTCTTTCCGATACTTCGCGTAATTCGGATGCTGTCGTGAAACATTAGGTCCAGCCATAATCAAAATCCTCCCCAACCAAAAATATCATCCTCCGCGGACGTAGCCGGCGCCGCGCTGAATTCACCAGTGCTCCCCGTGAACTCTCGGACCGGAATGGCGTTACCATACTGGTCTGTGGTTCCCGTTATGCCGCTTACACCTCCACCGGGTGGCGGTCCCATCAACTCACCGCCCCCGAGCGGGGACACCCCGAACGTGGGCGCAGTTGGCTGTCCGGGCGTGACGCCCTGGGACGGCGCAGCCGCGGGTGCGGGCGGCGTGATAGTCGGGGCAGCCGGAGCGGGGGCGTTGCCCTCTTCCATCTGCAACCCGGTCTTGCGGGCGGTCCCATTCTGCTCCAAAAGTTTTCGCTTGTCAGTCTGACTGGCCGCAGCGTCTTTGCGCGCCTGCTCTTTGGCCGCAGCGTCCTCTTGCTGGGCCTTTTTCTGGGCTTCGCTCGAGGCAGCTCCGCCGCCTCCGCCGCCACCGCCCGAATTCTGAGCGAGGTGCAGATTGTTAATCGCCTGAACCAGCGCGTTCGCCGCGAAGGTCTTCGCCTCATAGTTTACTGGCACCAGCGGAATGTCTAGGGGCATATTAAGCCTTTGCCGTCTTCATCTGTTTGATTTCCTTCACGAGCGCTTTCACACTCGCCAAGGCCACTCCAATCGCATCGACAATGGGGATGGTTTTCGCATCTCCCTTGCCGGAACCAAAAAGCACGTCCCAGTCCTGAGCCATTGGGCCAGTGTGCCGACCCTGGGGAACGTTCTCCACGTCCTTTTTGTAGTCCCGGTTCGACACCGGCAGCCGGGAAACCTTTTCCAAAATCGCAGACTCGTCCGCGGTCTCGATATTTTCCTTCGAATTCTTGTCCGACATCATTCCACCGGCCATGCCCATGATGGAACCCATGCTGCCCTGAGACGCTTGGCTACCGCCACCGCCGCCTCCTCCGCCGGCCCCGCCGTAGGCGCCAGTCGCCGTGCCGCCCCAGTTACCGGCGGACTGATTCAGCGCGGTGTCGCGGATTCGCGCAAACTCCAAGGCGCGCCACGCGCGCAGATTCTTAATCTGCGAGTTGATGTCGCGCTGCGCCTGCCGACCCGACAAGTCGAGGTTCAGCATCTCGCGCCCGGTCAAACCCGTTCCAGTGCCGGCCTCCGTCGAGTTGGCCAGACCAAAAATTGCAGCCGAACGAGCCAGACCTTCCCGCTCCGCGGACTGAATCGTCGGGAAAATGGACCCGAGAATCTTCGCACGGGACTCCGTCATCGATTGCGCGGTGTCCGCGAGCTTGGTTGCCTCCATAGTGCGGGCCTGACGAAGTTTTTCTCCCTCGCTGCCGAGCACTTTGCTCACGACACCGCCAACGGTCGCCGCTTGAGGCTTTACCCCAGCCTGGGCGGACCCGCTGACGCCGGCGCGAATCAACTCAGCCTGATACTCCGCCGGCAAGTCGCCGCCCATCGACAGCACGTCGTTCGCACGCGAGATGACGTTCTGCTTGAGCTTGGCCAACTCCGGGTCCTCGTCGATGTTCTCGGCAAAAAGCTTTCGGGCGGTCTTGCTGGACTCCAGAGCGGACACAGGCGTCTGCGCCTGCGCGAGAATGTCCTTGCGGGCCTGCTGGCCTGCGGCATACATCTCGGGCTCAAACTCCTTCTGAAGTTCGACTCGGCGGTCAAGATAGCCCTTGTCGTATTGCTTGACCAAATTGGCAACGCGCTCCAGGTCGTAATCTTCTTTGAGCGCGGTGCGCTGGTCACGCAGACCGTTGCGCATGTTTTCATACGCGTCTTTCATCGCGGCTTCGTCAGTGAAGCGCATCGCGATTGACGCGGCGGTTCCGATAATAGCACCCATAATTACAGTCGTTTACGAAAGCCTAGCTCGATTACTTCGTAGCCGCGCTTTTCGAACATTCCCCGTCCTCCGTCTTTTTCGACGGTAAACATATGACCATGCACCATGTTCGTGCATCCGTGGAGCCGGGCATCCCGCTCGGCTTGGTCCAACAAAATTCGTCCCAGCCCTTGTCCCCGGCACTCCGGCACCACATACAGGAAAACCATCGTTCCGGTCATCTGACCGTTGAAGGTGTCCTCCATATACGTCGTCCCAACGACGCCGCGAGGCATCTCGTCCCGATTCCAGTCCGCCGTAATGGTCGCGTGACCGTTTTTTATGAGCGGAACCCACACGCGCTCCAATGCCGCCATGTCCAGCCGGCCAGGATACTTCACATCATCGAAGTATCGCTGGAACAGCGGGCGCAGCAAGGGAACCCCGTGCGGAACCACCCGGACCAAACTTAATTCTTGGTTAAGTGCCACAAAAACACAGTCGGCTGAATCGTGTTGTGCCCGGTCGCCGAGCCGGTGTAGCTGGGGGCATCTTCCATCGTGAACTGGCGACTCGTCACCAGTTGCGTGCCCGTCGAACCCAGCGAGGTGCCGCCCTGGCTACCGTTCGGGTTCGAGTGCGTCGTGCGACCCGTCTGCTGGTTCGGCGGCGTCGGAAGCGGGATACCCGCGTCCTGGATTTCCGTATCCGCGTCTTCCACGCGGAAGAAAACCAAATTCGCGTTTACGCTGCTGAGAAGAGTCGCGTGTCCGATTAAGTGCGTATGCTGCTCAACCTCCAAGGAGGTCAACACATGGGTTTCCTCGCCCGCGGTTTCTCCGGTCGCGCGCTGGGTGATGCCGCTAGGAACGGACGCCGCGTCTGCCGGAGACGCACCAAAATCCTTGGCCGCTTGACCAATCACTCGGCCCCGCTTGGATTCATCGTTCGCGTAAAGCAGCGACCATCCCGGGTTCGTTGCCAGCGCCACCGAGAGCGTGGGCGCCGTCACGGCTTTCACATCCCCGGGGGAGCCAGACACCGTGCGCCACGCGCTACGTTCCCAATGAATCAGAACGTTGATGTCCGTGTCAAAATACGTCTCGAGGTCCACCGGGTTGCTCGGCCGGTTCACCGTGTTGCCGCTGTTCGGAACGCCGGGCGCCGCCTCCCATGAATTGCCGTCCCAGCCATACCAGCCCAAGCGCCGGGTGCCTACCGTGCGAAACCAGATGAGCGGGTCGTTGTTGCCGGG